CACAGACCCCGGTTCGCGTCCAGGTCGTAGAACCGCACGCCCTGGCGAAGCTGCCACGTGAACATCCGGCGCTTCCGGACCGCGGGGTAACGGTTGTACAGCCGCACCTGCTCCGAGCAGAGGAAGTCGTCGAGAAGTGCGGCCATCCCCGGCGGCGGGCTTGCCGCCTGCGCCGAGTACCCGAGCCTGCGCATGAGCCGCGTCCGCAGGGACACCAACGTGTCGGTGACGATCGGGCCGTCCTCGTCGCAGTCGCAGTTGTAGCTCGTCACCTCGTCGGGCGTGACCAGCAGCGTCTGGCCGTTGACCGCGGCCGGCGTCGTCGCGCTCGCGCTGCTGGCGAGGATGAATTGGGCCGACGGGCCCGCAGCGTATGCGTCCCACCGGAAGAATTGCGGCGTGCCGGTCAACTGCAGCGACTGCAGGACCGTCGCGCCGGACACCAGATTCAGGAACAGCGCCCCTCCGCCATAACCCGCCAGCGGAGGCTGCGATGCCTCGCCGGTGAACGTGTCTCCGGGAGACGGAGCGGAAACGCCAGGCGACGGAACCATGTCGAACACCGTCGCGCTTCCCAGCCCGTTCGTAAGCTGAAAGCTCGTCCCGGTCCAACTCGGGTTCCCCCCGGGAACCGTGAAGTCCCACCGGTCCGGAAGCGCAAGCAGGTTCGTCATCGCGTCGCCTCATGCAAAGGGGCCGGCCAACGCCGGCCGGCCCCGTGGTCGATCAGACGGGCATCCGCCGTCACGGTTCCTGCGGGTCCGCGTCGCCGCCTTCCTCCGGCGGATCTTCGGCCGCGCCCTTCTTCGTCGCGGCCTTGGGCTTCTTCGCCTTGACCGTCGCCTTCTCCAGCGCGTCCGCGAACGTTTCCTCGTCGGGGTAGATGCGCTGGATGATCGCCAGGGTCTTGTCCCCCGGGTACTTGACCGAAAGCGACGCCAGCAGCGACGCCGGATCGTCCGTGTCGATCTCGATCGCGCGCGTGTCGTCCACGACGACGACATCTCCGGTCATCTCGTTCTTGAACAGCGCACGGAGGATCGGAAGCTCGTAGGCCGGGCACTCGCGACTGACCGTCATCGACGCGCTGATCGGCACCTTCACGTCCAGCATCTTGATCAGAGCCATTACGGCGTTCCCTCCAGGTCGATGGTCACGGTGCCGGCCGCCGAGACCGAGACGTTGACGCGAATCCAATACGGCAGGTTGTCGATCTCCTGCCGGAGCTTGGATGCGTTCGTGAGCGTCAGGATGGTGGCCCACGCGGCGTCACCGGAGGCCGGCGTGTCCGCGAGCGGGGACGGGTGACCCTGAATCAGGACGGTCGCCCCGGAGGGCACCGCAGCGGCAAGCTGCAGGATGCCCTCGCGGCCGAATCCGCCGTGGTGCGGGGTCTTGTTGAGCCGGATTCCGGCCTGTGCGCCGGTCGCGCCGGTCGTCAGCGCGGTGCAGAGATTGAGTAGGGCGGGCATGGTGCGCTCCGATCAGGCGATGGAAAGGACGGCGTTCGAGGAACGCTTGCAGGTCGTCATGCCGTAGTCGCACAGCATGCCGTAGTGGTGGACCAGCCGGTTGTAGACCATCTCCGGGATGATGCGCTGCATCCAGCGGCCCTTGAACGGACGCATGCAGATCGACTTCTTGTTCAGCATGTAGATCCGCTTCTTCCAGGGATGCGTGATCACGCCGAGGAGATCGTCCAGTTCGTCGAACGAATGGTCCAGAACGATCGGAACGCCGTGGAACTTCAGTTCCTTGGTCGCGGGGTCGAGGGTCACGCCACCCGAGCCGGGAACCGAGACGTTCAGGTCCTGCACTGCCCGTGCATCGCGGCGGAATGCGTCGTAGGCCGAGCTGCCCATCACGATGAAGTCCGGCGCACCCAGGTTGCCGCGGCGAATGCACTGCCGGCGCGCGATTTCGAGGCGATCGACGAGATTGCCCGCAGTCGCCGTGCTGATGCCCATGTCGTAGTGATTGCGCCACAGCGTCACCACGGACGCATCGATGCCGCCGATCGTCCCCGTGGTCGGGTTCGTCGAAACCAGAGCATCCAGCCCCTGCGGTGCCAGCGCCGAATGCGTGCCGTCGCGCAGGACATCGAAGTTCAGGTTGTCGAGGAAACCTTCCTTGAGCGCGACCCAGTGCTCGTTCACCTTGTCCACGATGATCGACGCCTCGTCGCGCGTCGGGCCGGTTTCCTTGCCCGAGCTGTTCCGGGTGATGACGATGCCAGAGTTCGCGAGGTCGGTCTCGGTCAGGTAGAAACCGTCGAAGGCCTCGTAGTGCTGGTACGGCGCCAGACGGACCGGGTCGCGGCTGTTGTACGTGAGCTGGTCGTCGCCGGTGATGCGCTGGTAGTTCGCGTCGCGGCGCAGGCGGACCTTTTCGCTGAACGTGCCCTGCGAGAAGATCGTGTCCTTCTTGTTCGCCATGAACCAGGCGAGGGTCGCGCGCTCGACGCCGACCTGGTCGATCGGATCGCCGTCGGCAACCTTGTTGAAGTTGTAGGTGGCAGCCGCGAGGAGCTGCTGGGGAGTCAGGGGCATGGGAAACCTCGAACGATTGGGGATGGGGGTTCACCCGGTTCCGGGTGTGACTTCCATCGCGTTCGAGGGGCACGACGCCTCTTCCTGTGCTACCGGGCGCGACTCCGGCGTTCTGCTACGCGAGACCGGCGATTCGCCGTCAGGTCTGGATTCTGCGCCACTTCCGCCGAAAGTCAAGGGCCGCCGGAGCGGCCCATGGTTCACTTCGCCGCCATCATCGCGGCGAGTGTCGCGTCAACCGGATCGACCACGCGGGAAACCTGCGTCCCTCCGGGGACGGTCGGGCGGAGCGGAGGCAGTGCGGCCGGTGCGGGGGCCGGTGCCGGCGCGGGAAGCTGCAGGCGCGCGAACATGTCCCGGACTCGGCTGGCCCACTCTGCCGGCGGTGCCGCGGCGCACATCGCCTGAATCGCCGGAGCCAAGACCTGGAGTTTGGCCTTGTACGCCGGGTCGGCCGCGGACAGTTCGGCATCCAGCGCCTGCAAGGCCTTGGTGCCGTCGTCCCATGCCTGCCTCTGCGCGTCCGTCTGATCCTGGACCTCTCGGGCCTGCTGCGTCTGCTGCTGCCGATTGCGGGCCTGCGCCAGCTCCAGCGCCAGTTCCCGGTCAATGTCCATGTCCGCGACGCGCTGCCTCAGGTCCGGGTGGTCGTCCAGCGGATCGTAGCCGCCGACCGGCCGGCCCAGCGCCTTCGCGAGAGTCAGGTATTCGCTCTCGATCTGCTGGAACGCCGCTTCGATCTTCGCCGGGTCGCCCGAGTTGACCAGCGACAGGTAGGTCATGGTCGCGCCGAACTGCTCCGGCGTCGCGCCGGTCTGCTGAATCGCCGACTCCCACTCGGCCATGCGCTGCATCGCCGGGTGCGCGGTCTCCAGCTCACGGATGCGCGCCGACATCTCGCGGAACCGCGTCTCGCTGGCGCCCTTGAGCCCCAGTTCCTTGACCTCGGCGTCCACCTTGGCCGCGTCCGGGTCCGCCGGTGCCGGCGCGCTCGGCTCCGCCGGCTTGGCGGCTTCTGCCGGCGCTTCGGCCGTCTGCTCAGGCTGGGCCGGCGTTTCGGCCGGCGCGCTGGTGCCGAGCATCGCCGCCAGAGTGGCGTCTACGTCGTCGGCCTTGCTGGCCTCGGGCGACTCCGGGGCAGTCGGTTCGGCGGGAGTTGCCGGCGTTTCGGCAACGGCTTCGGGCGCGGTCGGGGTTTCGACATCGGGGGTCTGCTGCTCGGTGTTCGGGTCCATCGGGGTTCCTCGTCAGTTCATGGGCGCCGCGGCAGGCGGCATGGGTTGGCCCGCAGGGGCATCGGGCATCGGGGCAAGATAGGCGAGCACGGTCTGGCCCGTCGCCGGATCGATCAGCGGCACCGGCTGCCCGGGTTTCGGGATGAATCGCTCAGGGTCGATGTTCTCGCCGAACCGCTCCAGCGTCTCCTTGACCATCTCGGCGTACTTGTCCGCGATCTCCATCGGGTCCGACTGGCGGAGCTGCCCGATCGCGCCGATGGCCTCTCTCAGGATCGGGGCAATCTGCGTCCACCGCTCCTGTCGCAGGCCGGACGCCGCCTTGGTGGTGCTGCCGGCGCGGATGTCCAGCGACAGCAGCAGGCCCATCTGGTCGACCGTCAGGCCCTCCGGCCAGAACACCAGCGGGCCGGCGTACTTCTCGGCCTCCGCCCGTGGCATGCACTGCAGCGCCACCTCGGCGTCGTCGCCTGCCAGCTCGATCATCATCTCGTCCAGCGAGCCGCGGTAGAAGCTCAGCCGCGCCTGCGTCCCGGAGTCCTGAATTTCCGACTCGGTCGCCGTCTTGGCCGTGCGGATCGACGAGGCCAAGGCCTCCTGAATCCCCCACACAAGCTCCAGCTCCGACCGGATGACGCCGGTGTCGTACAGCTCCGCCATGAACTCCGGCGGCGGGATGCGCTGGATCATGTCGCCGATCGGCCGGCCCTTGGCGCTGACGGGCACCATCTCCGCCGTCTCGCTGTACACGATCCGGTCCACCTCCTCCGGCGCCAGGTCGTCCGAATCAAACCCGATGCGCGACTTCACGCGATCCCGGAACGTCCGGTACTCGGTGCGCGCGCGGTTGTACTCGTCCAGCAGGTCTGCCGACCGCTGCGGCAGCGATTCGGGGTGGCGCTTGCCGTCCACCTGCAGCGGCGCCCACTGCAGGAACGGGTAGAACCGGCGGGTCTTGACCTGCGGGGGCGCGATCGGCCGAGCCCAGCGCTTCGTGCCTTCGACCCACGTCCGGACCACACCGGCGTCCTTGTCCCAAATCTCCCAGGCGAACAGGTACTCCTCCGACTTCTCGCCGCCCTTCGCGGCCACGAATGCGTCCGCGTCCTCCGGCTTGAACACCTCCACGCCCGAGCCGTCGCCCGTCAGCTCGCACGGCTGGCGCTTGATCCGCTTCTCGGCCGTCTTGATCTGCTCGTCGTCGAGCAACGGCAGCATGGACTTGGCGTCCTTGACCGGGATCGGGACCCGGTGCGCGATCCACGGCGCATCGAGATACCGCTCCAGCGTCGGGCACTCCGGCGCGACCTGCACATCCTCGGCGGGGATGAAGTCGTAGTACCGCCCAACCGCGGCCTGAACCTCGCTGCGTTCATGCAGCCCGGCAAGCTGGGCCTCCAGCGAGGCCTGCAGCACCTTCAGGTCCTGGTGCATCTCACCTTCAGCAATCTCGGCCTGCGTCGCAGCGATCCGGCGCAGGTTGTCCTGGATGTCGTTGATCTGCTGCGCCACCAGCGGGTCGCGCTCGGTGCGCTTCAGGTACACCGCCTTCATCCAGCCGACGCCGACCGTGAGCGCAGACCGGACCAGCGGGCGGGCCGCGGCCTTGAGCTTTCCGGCCTTCCACAGCCCCGCCAGCACCGCGTTGATCGCCTTGGACAGCTCCTTCGCGTCCCCGAGCCGGTCGGCCGTTGCCGACTTGCTGGGCTGGGAGTCCATCGCGGGATCCCGGACGTACAGGTACGAGACCAGAACGTCCAGATACGCCGCGGCGATCGGCACCCTGACGCCATCCCGGCCGCCGCCGGTGTAGTCGCAGCGCGCACGGTCTCGGGCGTACCCCTCGCGCGCCTTCGCGTCCATGTCCCGGCCCGCCTTGATCCGGTCGGCCCACGCCTTGACCTCGGCCTCCTCCTTCGCCAGGCGCTCGGCCTCCGCCTCCGCGGCCAGCCGCTGAGCCTCCTCGTCCTCGTAGATCGCCACCACGGCCATCTCGTCGCTGTTGCCGATCATCGGGTTCTCCTCTGCGCCTGCAGCGCCTTGATGCGCTCCGCTCGGCGCAGTTGGTTGACGGTGTATGGGCCTTGCGGCTCGGGCGGGTCAGGATCAGCCGGGGGGGCCGGGTCGCGCATCTTGTCCAGCCCGCGCCCGATGAGGCCGCAGACATCGACGGCGTCGTCTTGGTCGGAGTCGGCGCCGCGGAACTTGCAGAGCAGGTCCCGCAGCCTGTCCGCCCATGGCCGGCCGATCGGGAGGTAGACGCAGCCCGAATGCACGTAGCCGCGGAACGTCGACACCTTCGCGATCTTGTCCTTGTCGTCCGGCAGCAGCTCGTGGAAGTAGTAGACGCCGGCCTCGCCCTTCTTCGCCCGCTCGCGCTGCAGGCGGTTCCGCATGGGCGCCACCGCGTTCTCGTCCTTGCCGCGCGCGCCCCACCAGTGCGAGACCCGCCACCGCTTCGCAAGCGTGATCTCCGCGTCAACCGACTTGTCCAGCGTCACCCGGTCGAACCACCAGTCCACCGCGTACAGGTCGCCCTCCGGGTCCATCCCGAACACGCCGTGCTCGGTCCAGTCCGGATCGTTCGAAGCCGACTTCTCGGTGACGGCGTAGTCGCTGGCCCCGTAGTAGCGCAGCGGCTTCCGGCGGAACTCCTCGCTGTCGGGGTCGTACCACCGGAACCACCCAGGCTCGAACTGGTTGCCGCTGTCCGGCCGCGGGCGCTGCTGAAACAGGCTCGCCCACGTCCGCATGCGACCATGGTCCTGATCGCCCCGCGGCTCGAAGTTCGTCCAGTGCTGCGGGTCGAACCACTCCGGCCACAGGTATTCCCCGATCTTCCGGCCCAGCGGGTCGTCGTCACGCTCGCACTTCGCCGGGATGCACAAGACCTCCCAGTCGAAGCCGTCACGACACCGGATGACGCCAGACTCTCCGGCCCAGTCCTCCGGCAGGATGCGGCCGGCCAAGTCGTCCGGTGCCCACCGGGTCTGAATCAGGACGATCGAGCCGCCCGGCTTCAGGCGGGACTTCAGGCTGTCGCTGTACTCCGCCCACGTCGATTCCATGACCGTGGCGCTCTCGGCGTCCGCACGGTTGGCCACGGGGTCGTCGATGATGAGCGCGTCCGCGCGCGCCGAAGTGATGCCGGCGTCGATGCCCTTCCAGAGCGCCGAGGACCCGTTCGACAGCTCCCACTCCTCCACCGGCGAAGTGACCAGCCGCACCTTCCCGTCGAAGATGGCCGCGTATTCCGGCGAGGCCACGATCTGCCTGGCCCTCCGACTGCACCGGTGAATCGGCTTGTCCGCGTAGCTGGCCCCGACGATCTTGTACCCCGGCCAGCGCCCCATCGCCCATGCGGGTGCCACGCTGGCGCAGTAGATCGACTTCGCCGACCCAGGCGGCAGGAAGACCATCAGCCGGCCGTATCGCGTCTCCAGACACCGCTGTACGGCCTCCAACAGCAGCCGATGGTGCGCCGCCAGACCGGTCTCAACCGGTTGGAACAGCCACCCATCCGGATCGTCCGACATCGGGGCGCCTGGGATCGGCACCGCTTGGGCGAACGCCAGCAGCGACTCCCGCGCCATGTCCCGGCGCAGGATCTCGGCCGCAGCCTCTTGCGCTGTCAGTTGAGCCTGCAATCAGGCCCCCTCGGCTCGCCCAGCCCCGGCAATCGCTAGCAACTCCTCGCGGCTCAGCTCGTACCGGCCGCCTTCCGTGCGGATCGGATTGTCCTTGTCGCCGCGAACCGTCACGCCGTCCCCGAATTCCTTGGGCGCGATCGCCTTCGCCCGCCACCGGTAGTGGTGCGCCAGCTCCTTCGCCTTGGCCAGCGCGAACTTCCGGGCCTCAATCGCCGCGGTCCCTTCGCCGTGGATGTCGTTCCCGGCTTCCTGCAGGACCCGCTCCGCCTCCTCCTCCCAGACCTTCGCCATCCACGTCCGGACTTCCCGCACGCGCGCGGACCTGTTGGGGTCTTTCTCGATCCACCGCAGGAACGACTCCAGACTCACACCCAGCCGCTTTGCGATGGTGTCGAGGTGGGTCTTGTTGGCGATGTCCTCGCAGACCTGATCGACGCCATAGGCGTCCAGCTTGGCCGCGGCTTCGCCCTTGGCGTTCACACTGCGCCCGCCTTCTTGAGCGCGGCCCGAATGGCGCCATCGGATGCCGCCAGCAGTGGTGCGGACCTGTGCGGCGTCTGCATGGTCCGGGCCCAGCCCGCTTCAAGCTGGGCAAGGATCTTGCTGCCGTCGCGATCCGGCTGACCGGGGGCAATCTGCGCGACTGCAGGGGCTGTCCAGTGCGGGGCGCTCATGCCGGCCTCACGGGTCGCTGCGGTCAACGCCGATGCTCAGGTCGATCGGGAGGCGCAGGACGCGATAGACGCCCGGGGCGGTCAGGTGCATCAGGCGATTCTGTGCAGTGAGCTGGGCGATATTGACCACGCTGGTTGTGGTCCTGATCTGGATCAAGATGCCGTCCCAGCCTCCGACACCGGCTGAAGTGACCCTGAAGTTCGGAATTTCTGCGCCGCTTGCGGGTTTCAGGTAGATGGTCACGGGCGCTGCCGCCGTGACCGTGACATCGGCGCTTGTCGCGCTTCCTGTGCCTGGGGCGAGTAGTTCGACGGGCATGCCGGCGAGTCCTGTCTGGCGGGGATGGCGCCCATCCTACCCCCGCGCGGGCTGGCGTCAAGCGGGGCGGGCTTGTCTCTGGACCATCTCTGCAGCTTGGCGGACCTTCTCCCGGATCACGTCGTCAGGGGCATTCAGGAACTCGGGGCCGACTTCACCCAGCAGGCCGTACTCGGCGAGCATGGCGTCGAGTTCCTACTGCGTCACAGCCGTCTCGCTCTGGCTGAGAGCCATGCAGCAATGTCCTGGTGTTGCCGCCACAGGAAGCATGCCGCCTTGACCGCCTGATCGGCCGTCAGCGTGGGATAGTCCGAAAGCCGGATGACAGGCTTTCTCTGGCCTGCACGGTATGCGGCTTCGACCTCTGCGGTCAACCGTGCCACATCGGCGCGCGATGGGACAGTCGCGCTCATGCGGTCATCCTTCGCGCTCCAGTCGCTGCCCGGTCGCGATCCAAACCGCGACCCCGCGCGCCTCTTGAATCAGTTCGGCCGGCACCTCTTCGCCTTCAGCCTCGAATACCGCGCGAAGGGCGCATTCCCCGGCATCCGCCCATTGCTTTGGCGTAAGGCTCACAGTTTCTCCGTTTTGGCTCTCAGCCATTCCGTGAGGCATCCGAGGCGACGTGCGCCCCATCGGGCCGCCTTGTTGATATAGGGCCTCGCCCACAGCCGAAACTTGGCTCTCAGTCCTGCGACCACCAGCCGAAAAGTCAACTCAGGCGGGTAATTTGAGCGATCGTTCACGGCTCCCGCCCCTTGCGCCCGGCCTTCCGCGGCGCCTGCTTGCTCAGGACGCCGGTCTCGTACTCGTAGGCCCGCCCGCTGTTCTCGATCAGGGTCGCGATCAGGCGCTCGCCGTCGGCCTGACTGGCGACCTCGACCGATATCCCCGAGAACGGGCCCCAAAACCAGACCCGGCACCGCTGCGGCTTGCCGACGGTCGGGACGGTGCAGAACTGGCCGATCGGGATGGCGGGGAGGGTGCTCTGCGCGGCGGCCGGGCCGATGGCCAAGGCGAGCGAGAGGGCGAGCATGGCGGTGCGGATCATGTTGAGGTCTCCTATTGGTGGCCAGAGTAGCGCCGACTCCGCGGCGGGTCCAGTGCGGCGGCGATGCTCGCGCTGCGGCTGTAGACCGCGTCCAGCGCCAGCCCGTCGTACTCTGATACCAGCCTCGCCGCGGCCTCGGTGTGCGCCAGCCCGACATCCGCCAGCGCGTTGTCGCCGTACCCGGCCCGCGGGCTGGTGTCGCCCGGCCCTGCAGCGATTAGCCGGAACGGCGCGCCCGGGGCGAGGTCGTGGCGCACCCACAGGCCATGCAGCGCGATCTCGGCCGGCTGTTCGAACCTGAACCGGCTGGCCGGCGGGTGACGCTGCCGCTGACCGATCAGGCCCGCGACCACGATACACGACACGAAGCCAGCCAGGACGACGGCGGCGGGGTCGATGGTGCTCATGCTGTCCTCCCGTTGGTCTTGCCCCACAATACGCATCCCGCGGGGAAAACCGGACACGGCACGAGGATGGCCGGGTTCATGCGTCAAGTGCGTTTCTTGGGGTACAGCCGGCGCGGTGCCGGGGAGGAACGAAGATGAGCATCACGATTTCCAAGCTGATCGCCTTTGCCGACGCCAACTTCCGCGCTGCCAAGGCGCTGTCCGAAAGCTCGAAGCCGGGCTGCCGAGATGCCCGCAAGCGCATGAAGCGCGCAGCGAAGTACGGCCTCGACGACAAGGCCTACATGGTCGGGCGGCAAGGCGGATACATCAACATGATCGGCTGGGGCGCGCGCGGCATCGAGATTCTGCGGTGCGTCCGCGAAGGCGGTGCCGCATGAACGCCCGCTCGACATGGTACGCCGCCCGGAGCCTGTACCGCCGCGGCCTGAACCCGAAGTTCCGGACGCCGATCGTGACGCCGGACTCGCTCACCCGCAGCGGACGCATGCCGCATCGGGACCCCTACAGCCCCGACTGCGAGGCCGCCCGCGACATGCTGCGGACGCCGGGCATGCACCCTGACTGCTGGCTCGCGCTCGGCCGCTACGTGCCGCCGCCGCGGCTCGTGTCCCGGCAGCGCGACTCGCTCTACCGCATCCCGAGCGCCCCGCTGCCGTGCGTCCGCTGGGCCTCCAGCCTGCACCACGGCGCGTACCGTATCCTGTCCGCCGCGCTGGATTCCGCCCGGATCGATCGCCGGCATGGCATATTCTGGACCGCCCCGATCCCCACCCCGAACCTGCCGAGGATCCCGACATGCTCCGCCGCCTGATGCGAATCCTGCGAATCCCGACCGGAGAGGGCGCCCGCGCCGTCGATCGCGCCCGCTTCCTGTCCCACCTCGCCATCGCCTGCGCCCGCAGGTCCACCGAACCCGGCGACGCTTGGGACATCGCCGCCAGAACCCACCGCCAGCGCCGCGATGCGCACCTGTGGGAGGCCCGCCAGCTCGTCGGCTGACATCCGCCACTCCAGACAGACGAAAGCCCCGGGTGTGAGCCTGGGGCTTTCTGTTTGGAACGTTGGGGTGGCCGGTGCTGATCTCCGGCTTCGTCCCGTTTACCCGCGACGGGACAG